CGAAATGATGATAGAAGTTGAGAAATCCAACCAGCTGATAAAAGACAGGGCCAACGCTCAAGCCAGAGACAGGAGAGCTGCCCAAAATTAGTTAAGGGTTTGTTGTAGATGAAATTGGAAAGTACCCAAATTCATTTACATCGTTTGTATCCCATATCAAGTCTTTAACTTTAACTTTTTGGCTTATAACTTCTCCGGCTTCGTCTCCTCGACTGCCATAGCCACTTAATCCATGTAGCTCTGCATATTTAGGGGAGAGAGTAACAAAATCTCCTTCATTAATATTTTTTATACCTTTAGGTACTGCTCTATAAATTGTGACTTCTGCCTCTGGGTTGCCCCTTGCTTTTGTAATTGCGTTATAACTTTCTGTGTTTGCTAATCCATGTTCATCATCTGCAAATCTTTTTCCCGGTGCATATATTCTTTGCCCTTGAGAAGAATAAAAATCATCAGGATAGCCACCCTGATTTCCAGATATGTCTTTTGTTAAATCATCCAACCTAACGGCATCTGGCTCTAATCCTCTTGCTTGATGTTGCATTCTATAAGATGTATCTACATTTAATGATCCTATTCCTTTATCTGTTTCATCACCAAATCTCAAGGCATTTGCTTCTGCACGCAAGGCTGCTATTTTGTCAGCCTTACTCATCTTATCTATTGACGCATTGATCTTGCTCATTTTTTTTGAAGGCTTGAGGGCAGCTATACCCACATCATCTACTGGTAAAGGACTACCAGCCGTTATCTGGTCATACACCGGATGCTTTTTGCCTTGCGGTGTCACAATTTCTCCAATTTGTTTGCCTAACTGAAGATCACCTCTCGTTGTTGGCCTTAGTCTTGGTTCGCTGGTTTTTTTAGCATATCTGGACAGCTGCACACCATCTGGAAAGTCGGCGGCTAGAGTATAGTAATGTTTGTTGCCTGTTTCGACTGAGACGATTGGAAAGTCTGATGCCGGGTTAGGATTAAAGCCTTCTGGGGGTTTGGTCCATTTCCAGCCAGCTTTCTTTTTATATAAGTTTGTTCTGATAATTTTTCCTGTGGTTGGTAAAGAGTCAATTAAATTATCTGAAACCATAAAAGATGGTTTACCGTCTGGGCCCACGGATATTTTTCCGGCTTGTGGTATCTGTCCTGTAATGTCAGTTTTGTCTTTGCCCATTTGTAAGTATCTGCCACCCGGTTCAAAGTCAAAATCAGATAACGATTGATTGAAGCTTTTGTTGGTTGGGTCAAACATTCTTTGTGGTGCTGGAAAAACTGGTCTAGTAAGAGCAGTTATACCCCTTCCTTTAACAGCAGCTTTAGCTACTGTGCCCAAAGCACCGATGCCTTTCAACGCAGTGCCCACGGTGGGTCCCAGAGCGGCTCCCAGCACTGGGACACCGTAAGTGGCATCGCCAGCGACTCCCAGTCCTTGCATGCTGGCATCGAAGTAACCTCCGAAGCCTCCACGCTTCAAATTCTCTGCCATTGACGGATAAGGTTCGTTGGAGAAAGCCTCTGTGTAGGGTTGTTCATGGGACGGAAGGGCTGGGTATTCACCTTTTGCGTCTGCGATACCAGCTAGCGGAGCTAACATACCAGAAAAGTTTGCTACCTGACCAGCGGATGGCGTGAACTGTTCAGCTGTGTCTCGCCTTACTTGATTCTCAAGTTGTTGTCGCTGTATTGCTTGTTCCAGTAAATCTCTAAGTGCCATGTTGTTTTAAGCGGTAGCTTTCCTCCACCTTTCCAAAATCTGTTTGTCGCTGTTCCAGAACCAACCTTGGTAACAATTAACTTTGCCGTGCGTTTGACGTTCTGTTGTGTTGCTGAGTGCCATTTTAAGAAAAGATGTCTACGTCTGTAACAGCTCCGCCTTGTGCAAATTTCTTACCAAATTCTAAACTGTATTCTGGTGAACCGGATGAATCAAACCGGGCACCGGCATCAACAAACGTGTTGGGGTTTGGCTGGTATCGAACCCCTAGGTCGCCAGTGGCTCTGCCACGCTCATTTACATTGGCTCCCATCCTAAAGTTGGTGTTATTGGCTATAGGCATCTCTGGGATGCTGTAATTTAAGTTTGCACCAGACTCAGCACCGAGTCTTGCATCGAACCCTAGTCTGCCGCTGTCTCCAAGAGGCATCGATCTTGAAATGTTGTATTCAGGTGTTGCGTTTCTTAAATTGCCAATCAAAGAACTTTTTAATAAATTGGGTATTGGCAAGCCGTCCAACAATTTTGGCAAAGCAAAGTTGGCCGCTATTTCATCGGTTGGTAAACTGTTCTTTATGTCGTTTTGCAGACTCACATCTAAACCAGACAGACTGAGTGCCTTGTTAAGACCAAATTCTTTTATGGCATCAAACAACGGCATCCCTTGCAGTAAATTGTTTTGTAAACCGCTGAAGTCAGTTTTTTGTTCTGTGAACTTGAGATCACCCAAGATGTTTGATTTGTTCGGTATGTTTAAGTCTTCAATTCCAGCCATCTTCTTTTTTCTGTTTGTATGTGCTCCAGTTCGACTTTATCACATCTAACCAAGCATCCATAGACATGACGGCGATTTTTTGATTGTCCACTTCAAAGTCTGGATTGATGGCGTGTAACGGTATGGCGACTCTGGTGGGCACTCTGTTGAACTTGAAGATAAGAACCGGAATGGTACCTTCAGCGTCAGCTGACGTGCAGACCTGTCGCCACCAATCTGGCTTGTACCAGTTGCCTTCCTTGTAATGCTTGCACTCGATGCTGTGGTATGGAAAACCAGAAATGTCTGCTTGACCGGCCTCCTGATATTGGTCGAGGTTTCGTTTGCAAATAAAATTAAAATTATTTTTTAAAAAAAATTTGTTCAGTATTTTAACGATGTCTCTTTCGTAGCTGGCACCTTTGGTTCGTGAGTTGATTGGCATGGTCAGTATTTTTTTGATATAAATTTTTTTTGTAAAGATGTGCAAACTATAGCATGGGGGTGGTGTCCTGAGTTTTTTTTAGTATCGGGTGTGGCTAACTTAGTTATATTTACCTTGGCCAAGGCAAAACCAATATATGGGGTGTATGGGGTCAAGAATGAGGCCCGTCCTAGGCAAAAACTGGGTCCTAGGGACTCCAATGTAACCCTTGTGAGCACACCGTATTCATTAGTGCACATACTTGTATGTTAATACATACGTCTAAGCTATTGATTCTATTAGGGTTTTAGGCTTTTCTTGAATTTATCTGTTTTTTTCAGGGCCCGCTGGAGAAAAGGTCCAAAACTAAGTTGCCTACCTTATTTATCTGTAGGCGAGTAGTCATCAATGTCAGCACCTAATAGCTTGGACAATCTTTCCTTGATGTCGTCCTTGCTCATCTTATCCATTGACGCATTGATGTTGATGTTCTGCGATCTGTTGATGGACAAACCAGCGAGTTGGTTCAGCTCTTTGATGGCTGACACAGCTGCGTTGAGCTGTCCTCTTTCGTACGCTTGCTCTGTTATCTTCCACAACATGCTGCCGGTCTTGGCTGGTGTGATGGCGTACTTCTCTCGCAGTTCGTCTTGCTTAACTCTTATAGCCTTAACCACATTAGGGTAGTCCTTGCCGTTCAAGAACTTATTGGCTGCTTGTGCCGGGAACTCAAACTTGGCTTTGCGAGCTGCTTCTGTCTGGCCACAAGCACCTTCGGTATAGTGCCACACAAAGGACGACTGCATCTCAGTCAGTCCGAACTCGTCATCCTTCTCAAACTGTGTCGGTGTCTTTACCAACTCTTGTTTTGGTTTCTTTGGTCTGCCTCTTGTTGCCATGTTATTCCTCTACGAAGGCCATGAACTTTCCTTCGTCTAATTTTATTATTGCTACCACGTCTTGTCCTTTCATTTTCCTAACCACTCCTGAGTAATTTTTAACCGCCAACACAACTGCCTTGATGTTGTAATTGTCATCACTTGTTCTTATTGTTATTGATTGCAAGTTACTCATAAATTATACCCAACAGTGTAAGGGGGCAGTGTATAGCACTCAAACTCTTTCTTATGGTGTTCTCTCCCTGTTGTACTGTAACCATGATTAATAGTTATATATATAATATAGATACACTAATACACTAACAGTAGTAATAGCCTTATAAATAAAGGAAAGTTCGACAGGGTAGCATTTTTTTAGCATACACTGTTTAGTGTAAGCACCCCGCCCTACTATACTTATATACACACATTCCTCCACATTACCACACACACACCCACCACACTCTTCTATCACAACAGGGTAGGCTACCCTTGCCCATCCCTTATCTTAATGCTCAGACTCGCTCGTATTCCATTGTCGTTTAGCAATCTTTTTATGACTTCTAGTTGTTTGCCCTCCCGTCTCACGACCTCACCGGCTTGCACCGTCAAGACGTGCATGTAGTCCTTGTTCTTATTATCAGGCAACGACACCATGACAATCGAATCACACCCCGGACAACTTAAATTGGTGTCAATGACGAAACCGTCATCCTCACTCTCGTGATCTCCACCCCATATCAACGTCTCACTGCAATGCCAACACTTCATGTTTCCTCCTTCTTATCAAACAACCTTTTCTCTTTGTAACCTTCTATCATTCTGTGGCCGGCGAGGAACGGCATGAGGACCGCGAGTGTGACCAAGCCTACGGCTGCTATTGTTATGAACAACCACACAGACAGCCACTCCTTTACCTTCTGCTTAATCAACTTCGTTACCCCAGCTATCCCAACCTTCGGCTGTCTCTCTTGCGAATAGTTCAATCCTTGGCTCGTAACTCATATCTGCTATGACCTCTCTAATCCTATTAGGTTTAGATGAGTGTTTAGTTCTAGGTTCATAAAAGGCACTAGGAACATTTCTGAGTTTGGGTTTAAGTTTGCCTTTTACACCAAACAAGCAAAGTTCATGCTGTCCTCTGAAATAATAACCTATGCCAAATCTATCTTTACACCAAACTATATTCGTTACATATCTAAATCCCCAAGACTCAAGAACTTCTATGCCATCTTTCAGATAATTATTAGTAACCCACATAAACAACCAACATTCATCGTCTGCTATTTCATTCACGGGCATTTCTTTTATCTCTTTTGTTTTCATCAAAGGATAATGTCTGTCTGCACCACGTTTTATTTTTCCACCGCCTTGTTCATTCCAAGGAGGATCAGCGTATATAGTTTTGTATTTTTTATTAGGTAATTTAATCATCTCCAAACCTCGCATTAAACCCACCCGACTCTTCGACAGCGGTGTAGTTAATATCATAGACGTTCTTGCCGTTGGTCCTTCGCTTCTCAACACCACGTTCGTGTAAGACCCTAGCGGCTTCTTTGAAGTCCGGCATCCTCGGTGCCTTGATGCCCATGTCTCTGAGTAACTTCGTCATCTGTACCGGTTTGGTAAACTCGCTCTCAAAGTCTACATGCTCCAGCAGTAGGTCTTCAACACTAGATTGGGTGCGGTACATCTCATTCGATTCGTTCAACAGCTCTCGCTCATCTGGTGATAGAAACCAATTCATCTGGCCGTGCACATACATCGTTTCTTTTACTTCGGCCCACAGCTGCTGCATGTTTACATTATGGTTCACGTCTATGTCTTTCACGGAGAGTACCCAAAACCTACGGTTGCCAGACGTGTCCGTCAAGAACTCTCTGGCGTTGACACTGGCGTAGAAAGCCGTGCGTCTCTGGTAAGTGGTAAACGCTCGGTCATACGGCAGTCTTAACTCGTCCGTCTTCGCCGTAACAAAAGCTTTCAGTTGGTCGATGTCACTCTTCTTAAACGTGCTTTCAATCTCGCCCAACTCCACGATCCAGTGGCTAACGGCTCGCTTCACACTGTCCT